ATGCAGCCGGCGGTGGTCGCGATCGCGGAAAGGATCGAGTCCGATCTGCTGAACTTATACGCTGGGTTCACAGCGAATACGGCCGTCGGCACGCCTGGGGCCCCGCTAACCGAGGCGACGGTGGATGCAGCAGAGACAGCACTGTTTTTGGCGAAAGTTCCACCAAACCAGCCAAAGTTCATCGTGGTGGATGCAGCTGCCTACTCGGCATGGCGGCAGATTCCGTTGTTCGAGGAGTTCCAGACGGCAGGCCAGGCGGGCCTCGAAACGCTTATCAACGGGACTATCGGGAAGTTCAAAGACTTCTACGTATTCCGTTCGCAATTCGTGCCGAAGACGGGCACCACTCCGGTAAATACTCACAACCTGGCGTTCACGCGGGACGCGATCGGCCTAGTAATTCGGAGACTGCCGCAGCCGCTTCCCGGCACCGGGGCCATTGCAGAGTACGCCGAGCTCGGAAACTTCGGCATGCGAGTAGTGATGAGCTACATGCCAAATACCCTGGCACAGCAGTTTACCGTGGATGTTCTGTACGGGTGCGGCATCCTGCGGAACAGTGCAGGCGTGCAGTTCAACACCTAGGAGCGGGCAGGCAATTCGCCTGCCTTCTTTCTGACCGGGAAATGAAAGGGACGAGAGTAAATGGATTTGAGAGGATACTACCAGAAGATTAGGGAAGTGGAAGCGACAATTGCCGATGCGTATGCAGTGATTGTCAGCCTTGAGACCCCCGACGGCGGCAAGGCTGGGACTCAGACCGAGGTTACTCGTTCGCTGGCCGCTAAGATGATTGTAAACGGCCTGGCGAAGCTTGCAAAAGTGGCGGACAAGCGACCAGGTGAAAATCAGCGGACGGCCAGCCCACAGGCCAAAACCTAGGCGACGAACATGGCGCTTTTCGCGGATGGCACCATATCGGGCCTTGACAATCTGGCCGGCCAGGACTCACAAGTCCTAAATATCGCCAGCGAGGAGGGAATTGACCTCACCCAAAAGATGGCACTGGCATCCGGCGAAATCGAGCTGGAGTTGAATTCGATCCTGGAGAGCCTGAAGCTTGCCACCTGGCCGTTCTCGCTAACCCTAGAACCAACGGTCAGCAACATCGTTGTCACTCCGCCCTTGCAGCTCTGGCACACCTACCGCACGCTGGAAATGGTTTATTCGGATGCGTACGGCGACCAGTTGAACGACAGATACGCAGCAAAGCGCGATCAATTCCACGAGTCTGCCAGTTGGGCGCGAGAAACGCTGATTCAAAGCGGCTTGGGGATCTGCTTGAATCCTGTACCCCAGCCCGGTGCACCGCTTCTTAGTGCGACCGCCGGAAACTTGGCGAACGGGACTTATTATGTCACTACGACGTGGGTCAACGGAGCAGGCCAGGAAAGCGCAAGCGGTATCCCCGATGCCATCACGACCTCGGGCACGACATTCGAGGTACGAGTGGGTGCTCCCCCGGGGAATGTAGCGGGATGGAACGTATACGTTGGACAGACGCCCGGGACGATGGTCATCCAAAATGACGAACCTATTCCATCCGGTCAGGGCTGGCAGCAGCCGGCTGCGCTGAAAGACGCTGGGCTCACTCCGGGTACCGGCCAAGCACCAGACTTCTTGAAACCGATTCCACGAGTGCTGCAGAGGGGATGATGAATAAACTCGGAAATACGGCAACGACGACTGTCATTGGCATGCTGTTGGGCCCGACCGGGATGAATTCGGGTATAGCCTCTTTAAGCGCAGCCGACGACCAGATGGTGGCGGCGGTAGATAACGGGCATATCTACGCTCAGAACGTGGCAGCAGACCTAGCGGAGCGCAGCACAACGACCAAGTACCCTTCGGTGTATGTCTATTGTGAGAAGATCGCAAACACGCAAGCGGAGAAATTTCGGAGCTTTTCCGGGAGCTTGCAGATGGCGATCGAAGTCCGGCATTCTCAAGATCGGCTCGATAATCTCCAAAACGCTCTGGAACTGTACGTGGATTCGGCGACGCAGGTTTTGACTAGCGCCCTCGGCGACTGGGGCAATGGACTATATTACAGCGGCGGATACGATGTGACAGTCGGGGCCGTGAAGCATGGCGGCAAGAATTTCATCCAAGTAGCGAAGATCACATTCCGTATCGAGGTGAGCAGGAACTAACTATGGCTTCATATATTTCCTCGAATGCTAACCGCTTCTATACCGGGTTGGAGCTTGCATACGGAGTTGTAGCACCGATCAGCGCCAGCAATCGCATTCCCGCGCTCAAGCTGACCGTCCAACAGCAGCTGGAAGTAAACCAGCGGAAGGACAAAACTGGCAGCCGCACGTTCGTTGGGTTACCAAGTGGCGGCCGCCGCCGGACGAACTTCGAATTGCAAACGTATTTAACAACGCGGCAAACGGGGCCACCGGCCTATGGTCCACTATTTCAGTCGGCTCTTGGCGCCGCACCACTGCCGTATGCAGGGGGCACCGTAGGCTCGGCTAACGCAACCGGCAACCTTAAGTTCAGCGCGCCTCACGGGTTAGCTGCGGGCCAAGCAGTGTCCTGTGGAGGAGATGTGCGTTTCGTAGCGGCAATAGTCGATGCGAATACAGTCCAACTGAACGCCCCGTTCACTGTGATACCCGGTTCAGGCGCGAGCATTGGAGGAACCGTCACCTATCTTCCGGCGACTGAAGTGCCGAGTGTCAGCATTTTTGATTACTGGAGTCCATCGACAGCAGTGCAACGCATCTTAGCCGGAGCTGCGGTTGACCAAATGGATATCCTCGTGAACGGAGACTATCACGAATTTCACTTTCGAGGCATGGCGCAAGATGTGCTCGACAGCAGCAGCTTTGCCTCAGGAGGGCCGCAACAGTTGCAGAGCTTTCCGCCCGAACCTGCGCTGGCTGCATTTGACTATACTATCGTCCCGGGTAACCTCGGCCAGGCCTGGATAGGAACATCACCGAGTCAATTCTTCACAATCACGAGCGCGTCCGTTCAGTTGAAGAACGCTCTTGACGCACGAACAAAAGAATTCGGTTCCAACCTGCCGAGGGCCATCGCCCCCGGCAGACGCACCGTGACGGCGAGCTTCACGCTTCATGGATTGGACGACACCGCGACGACGAGTCTCTACCAGGCTGCGCGTCAGCAATCTCCCGTTACCGTGATGTTTCAACTAGGGGAGTCGAGTGGACAAACGATGGCCGTCAACCTGAAGAGCGTGATTCCTCAAGTACCCCAGTTTGACGACAGTACGAATCGGTTGCAATGGAAATTCCAGGCCTCGCGGGCCCAAGGGACAACCGACGACGAACTTACAGTGGCATTCGGATAAGTATGACCTACGAAAGCGAGGTAGTGATCGCGTCGGAGGTGGCGCCCGGCGTCACTTTCACAGTCTTCAAGATGTCCTATGGACGTCGATCCGAACTGATGCGCAGGATCAAGGATCTGGCGCGACGCCACGAGTTTCTCGGGGCCAGCGAACGTTTGGAAGACCGGATGGAGGCGGCGCTGCTCGAATCCGAAATTAATTTTGCGTATTTAAGGTGGGGACTCAGGTCGATTCACGGGTTGACTGTGGATGGGGCGGACGCGACCCCGGAACTTCTCGCTGAGCGAGGGCCGGAGGATCTCTTTCGTGAAGTCTTGAAAGCGGTTCGGGCCCAGGCAGGCCTTACTCCAGAAGAACGAAAAAACTGATAGTCGCCTTCCATTTTCAGTTTGCCAACCAGGCCGCTTGGGAGTGCGACGCCTGCCGGCAATCCGGCCTGGAACGGAGGAGGAGATGTGGTTGGCTTGGCCTTGAGCCAAAGGCTGATGCCCCTCCGGCTTGGGGGCGTAAGCATATTCTGGTGAGTGCTTGCCCGAAGTCCTATGTCTCCGGCGAGAGCATGGCCTTCGTCGAAGATTTTTCCTTCCCACGGCGCTTCGGACAGATGGATCCGGAACATCTTACAGCGCGGCAGGCAGACGCATTCATGCTATTAGAAGCGGAGCTGGCACGGGAAATAAAAGATGGCGAACAGATCGCGCGAAGTACTTTCTGACAATTTCGACTCTCTGGCTAGGGGGCAAGGGATATCTGGAGATGTAGTATCGGGAAGCATATCAACCGCCACGTCAATTTTGGACGAATTGACGCGCCAAGCAAGCCAGTTGATTGTCGCCACAGGAGAATTGGAAAGTGTGAGCACCAGGCCGCCGACAGGCGGCGGGCCTTCAAATTCTACAGGTGGCGGACTCTACTCAGTAGATGTCTCAGCCCAGTCAGGAAGCCGCCTGAACACCAGTCCGATCACTGAAACCGTGGGGCAGGCGCCGGCCGCCGGGAGCAGTGGGAGTTCCGCGTTATCCATCGCTTCGACTATATTTGAGAGCGGCCTAGGAATCGTTCCGTTAGTAAGCGGCCTCTTGGGTCTCTTCGGTGGAGGTTCATCAACACCGCCGCCGTTGGAAAGGTACGTGATGCCGGATCGGCTGTACCTTACGGGGGCAGACACCGCTAGTGGGATTGGGAACGCGGATTACGACCAGTTCGGAATGCCGCGACTCTATGGTGACCTATCGAGTGCGATGACAACTCAGGCCGGCTCCAATGGCTTGGCGGGAGCCACGGGGGGAACTTCCGCTGGGGCTTCTCCACAAGTAAACGTTACGGTGCAGGCCATGGACTCGCAGTCCTTCCTGGATCACAGCAGCGAAATAGCTCAAGCTGTCCGTCAAGCAATGCTCAATTTAAGTTCCATCAATGACGTAGTCAACGAACTGTAATGGCCAACTTTCCGCTACTTAAGACGGGCGCAATAGCGCAGTACCCTACCAGCAAAAGCGTTCGTTTTCGTAACCAGATTCTGCGCTTTCTCGATGGCACGGACCAGCGTTATCGCGATTGTACGGGCCCCCTGCATACGTGGGAGATCCGCCTGGACAAGTTAGACGAAGTGGAAATGGCGAACATCGAGGCATTCTTTGCGAACAACGAAGGAAGTTTTGGTGCTTTTTCATTTACTGATCCATGGGACGGCCAAGGCTATACAAACTGCAGTCTCGCAAGCGATTCACTCAGCCTTGTGTCGCTTAGTGAAATGCAGGGCGCTGCCGTGTTGACGATAGTCGAGAATCGGGGCTGACATGCTGGTATTTCCCCAATTGACGACCGGAGCGCTGATCCAGTTTCCTGTGCGGAAGCTCCGCCGGAAGCGAACCATCACCAACACATTAGGTGATATGAGCACGATCAAGCTGGCTGATCCGTATGGGGAAACGGTTGAATGGCGCCTCGAATATTCGGGACTCTCTGACCGGGAATTGATGAACTTGCAGCAATTTCATCTGGCCGCGGAAGGAAGCTTGAATACTTTCACTTTCCTGGACCCGACGGCGAATCTGCTGGCATGGAGCGACCAGCTCAACAATGCGGTGTGGAGCGCCGATCCGTTTCTTGCGTTAACCGGGGGGCTTTCAGATCCAGTTGGCGGGATTAACGCATGGAATTTGAGTAACTCTGGGGTGGCAGCACAAACGCTTCTCCAAACCCTGAATGCCCCTGGCGGATACACATACTGTACTAGCGCATATGTACGGTCGGCTTCGGGCCGCACGGTCTCGCTCGTGCTTGGTACCAATCAAACAGCGGCTACGTTAAGTGGCACCTGGACGAGAATCGTGGCATCCGGCTATGGAACCGCGACTGAGAACTCGATTGGGTTCGGGCTCGCATTGCCGGCAGGAGCCTCAGTAGAAGTTTTTGGGATACAGGTCGAAGCACAACCTGCGGCCTCGGGATACAAGCCGAGTACCACGGGCGGTGTCTATCGAAACGCTTATCTGGTCAACGATACGTTTTCTTTTACCAGTACCGATGTAAACCGCCATTCGGCCACCATCAATATCGCCTATGCAAACCGTGTATGATTTGAAGGAACTCGCAGTCAGCGAGGCACCTCTAATAGTGTTCGACTGCGCACTGGCGGGCGGCCAGGAGGAACATTGGTGCGCGCATGCAATCACGGTCGGCACGGTAAACTACGAGGCCCGTGTTTTGCAACATAGCGCGTTCGACATTCAGACAGCTTCGGATCAGGGCGTTGATGGAAGTCCAAGGATTGCGATTCTCCTCGCGAATGCTGATTCTCATTTTTCGGAGATCGAACGGTCAACTGGCTTCAAGGGAGCACGTCTGACGGCCGGTTTTCTCTTTTATGATCTGAGGAATCAAGCGCCGCTCACAGATGTCATGGTGGTATTTCAGGGTATTTGTAACCCGCCGGAACAAGTCAGGGAGGCGACATTCCGTCTCAGCGCCGGGAATCGGATGAATTTGCATCGCTTGTCGTTACCGCCAGTGCGTATCCAGCGCAGGTGCCCCTGGGACTTTCCCGGTAATCTGAATGAGCGTACTGAAGCAATCGACGGAGGCCCCAACGGAAAGTACTCCCGGTTCTACCGTTGTGGTTATTCGCCAGATGTTCCAGGTGGCACAGGCACACTGAATAATAGAGTCGCCTATACCAGTTGCGCGTATACCCGGACTGATTGCCAGGCACGGGGAATGTGGCAGCGATTCGGCGGCATCGAGTTTGTTCCGCCGGTGATCGCAGTTCGGGCATACGGGAAGGACTGGACGACATCCGCTGTATCCGTAAATCAAGCGCGGTATAACGATGTGGTGCCGATGGTGTATGGGACAGCGTGGTACAACCCGCCGGTAGTCTTCGCCCGCAACGACGGTAACCTGACGCGCATGGAGGTACTCCTTGGCATCGGCCAGATGCAGGGTGTGCTAACAGTGCTCGTTAATGACATCGAAATTCCTCTTGGCGTGAGCGGCACGAATATGACGGGTACGGGCTGGTACAACATCGTGACGTTGGGAACGCGTGATGGAGGATTCAATCTGAACTTCGTCGATGGAAACGGCAAACCTGCTGGGGACCCTTATGGCAGTATGGCATACCTCGCGGTCGTGGTGCCAACACGGGTGAACTCGGGAATATCAATACCAACTGTCAAAGTTCTGGTCCAAGGGCTCCTCGTGCCCACCTATGCAACTGATGGAAGTTATATTAGTGATCAGTTCTCGAGTAACTCCGCCTGGGTACTATTAGACATTCTGCGTCGTTGTGGATGGGCGGCGTCGGAAATCGATATCCCGAGCTTCGCGGCGGCAGCCTCTTACTGCGACGCACACATCGATGCCACCGATCTAAACGCCAATCCGATCAAGCTTCCGCGATTTCAATGCAACCTAGTTTTGCAGAGCCGGCGCAGCGGCGGTGACGGTGCGCGCGGAATCCGAAATGCGGCGAGGTTGTATTTGACTTACGGTCCGGGCGGCGTTCTTCAATTACAAGTCGAGAATGCAATAGCACTGCAACAGCCTGTTAAACCGGCTAACTGCAACAGCCTGGAACCGCTGAACGGTGGCTGGCCCAGCTACGAATTCGGCGATGGGTCGAACGGGTTTTCGAGTATCTTGCGGCGCGCAAACGGAGAGCCAAGCATCTCACTAACCGCCCGGAATATCGGTGATACGCCCAATAGTTTTACAGTTGAATTCCAGGATGCTCTGAACGCCTATCAGCACGACAGCTTCGCGCTTGTCGATCCGGAGGACATCAAACTTAGCGGCCAAGAAGTCTCAGGAACGGTGATGGCATTAGGACTGCCGAATTACGACCAAGCAGCGCGAATTCTGAAGTTCAACCTCGACAAATCGGTAAAGGGCAATTTTTTCATCCGGTTCGAATCCAGTGTAAGAGCCCTTGGGATCCGCCCTGGAGATTTGATAACGGTGACATACCTCAAGGAAGGTTTCGACCGCCAGCCATTCCGGGTGATCAAGCTTTCACCGGCTACAAATTACCGGACGGTCACCATCCTGGCTCAGGTTCATGATGATGCGTGGTACGCGGACAGTAACGGCCAGAGCAACTCAGCGGCGGGCAACACGCACGGCGGCGCTTTGGGGGTGGGCATTCCCGAGCCTTTAATGGGTAGCACGGTGGACGAAAACGGGAACGTCCAGTTCGGCGTCGTCGAGACGGCCGAAATGAACAGCGATGGAACCGTAGAGACGGATGTCACGGTGAGCTTTATCGTTCCCACTGCACCGTCCACCAAGGCCCCGCCGATGCCACTGGTAAGCTTGGCGAGCACAGTCGGGAGTGGCGGTTCGCTACAAGGCGGGCAGACACTATATTACGGGGTGTCGGGCGAGGACAGCGCGGGGAATGAGGGAATCCTGTCGTTCCTCGTGATGGCAGTGATTACGAATAACGGCAGCAGCGTCACGTTATCCGGCTTGAGCTTCGCTCCGCGAACAAGCAAGTTTCACGTATACCGCGGGAACACGCCAGCGCAGTTGTACAGGATCGTTTCCGACGCTCCGCTTGCAGGCCAATTCACGGATACGGGATTTCCGACACAACTGCTCACGCCCCCGGATGCGAATTTCGATCACGCAAATTTCTATTGGCGGCTGGAGCAACAAGGAGAATTCGCAGTCACCGTGCATTCACCGACGACTGTCGGGAATGGGACTTTGTTGATGGCAGTCAATGGTTACCAGGGAATGACTGTCAGGATAACGCGGGGCACGGGATCCGGCCAAGAGCACGCCGTTCTTGGCAACGACGCGACGAGCTTAACAGTCTCGCCGACGTGGGATATAGAACCGGACGCCAGCAGTTTCTTTGTGGTAGCCGAGGCCGGCTGGCATTTCGCAGCACAAACGAAAAGCAGTCCCGTGCAGTTTGCAATTCCGAACTACTCCGGAGAGGTGGCAGAGATTACGGGGCGCTCGGCGAATGCCAATGACGTCGAATGCCCTCCGCAGCTTTCGATTGTAAGCCGATGGCAAATCGGCGGTTCGGGCACGGCCGACGGCACAGCACCTCCGACACCGTCATTCGGAATGAATGCGGGCCAAGGCGGGGGCACGGCAGAGTTGAACGGCATTTCCTTCACCGATCTTACGAACACTCGGTCGATTTCTTCCGGGACACTCACCCTTAACTACTGGAATGAGCTGCAGCCGTTTCCATCTCTGGCCCTGGCGAGCAGCATCGGGACGGGTGATCAAACTTTACTTCTGAACTCGCCTGGCACAGCAAAGGCCAACAGCCTGGTTGCGATAGATGGTGAAATGATGGTCGTAACGGGTGTCGCAAGCGGCGGTTCACGATATCAGGTAACGCGGGCGGCGAGCGGCAGCCAGGCGACCACACACAATTCCGGTGCGCTCGTCTACCAGCTTCTGAGCAAACCCGTGATCATGCCGTTTCCACCGGAGTTCTTTGGGAGTCCGTATAGTGCTAGCTGGACTTATCCGGTCGCACTGCCGGACGTGCGGGTCGCCAGCGCGGAGCTTTTTGTCACTAACAATAGGGGCAATAGCCCGAAGTCGACCGTATGCTTGACTGGAACAACGGATAACGGACTGCGGACACTCTTGGGCGGTCAATACTCCATTCAGGTACAGGGATACCTGGCCGTCGATCATAACGCAGCGCCTGCTGCAGTGGTTGAGAGTTCCCATTCGGTTCGCGATGTTTACGCCGTCATGGGCAAGGCAGCCGACGCTCCGGTTGAGATGCAAGTAAACGTCAATGGAACTGCTTATTGCCAACTTACAATAGCGCCGGGCCAATTGGCCTCGAATAGCGTGGACGGGGTGTCGCTGCCATATTTGGCGGCAGGGGCACAACTCACTTTATCGATTCTGGCGGTCGGTCAAACCTATCCGGGCTCCGATCTGACGGTTCTGATCCGACTCTGATGGCCGGGCTATCAAAACTCTGTCCCAATCAAGACCTACAGTGCTATTTTTTTCAGCCCTCGGCGGTAGCCGCTCTGAGCGCGACGAGCGCAACTGGATTTACAGTTTCCGGCTGTTGGCGCCAACAATTCGACTGGGCAGTGCTCGAATGGAATCGCGATAATGTATTCGAACACGCAGCGCTGCGCAATCTACCGGACGGCGACCTCAGCGGCATTCAGTTAAATTACGAAGAGACCCGTACGAATTGTATAACTTTAGATTCGACCTGGTATCCAACGGTGGATTGGCCCTTTTTGCGAATCTGGGCCGATTCGAATGGAACGGAGACAGTTTATAAAGTTCCTCTACTAAATTACGCGACGCCGGCTGCGGGGGGGTATACAGCGGCAACTGTACAATTTCAGTTACAGGGTGCTCCGACTGCCGGCGATTACGTAGAGCTAGCGTGGCTAGATCAGCATTTCAATTACCGTATGACGGCGACGGACATGCTGGACAGCGCACTTAGCGCACTTTCTGCCGCCATCAGCACGGCTCCGAATGCGCAGGCCACGGCAACAGCGAGCGGAAACCAGATCACTCTCACATACACTGGGGCCCACGGAAACAATGGGAACCGAATCGGTGTCTACGGAACGGTTTCTGGGACGGGGACGGAGTCATGGGCGCCGGCTTCCGGTCTGTTCAGCGGCGGGGCGTCTCCTTCACGGTGGCACATCAGCCTAGATTTCAGCAATCTCCGCGATATTAACGGCACTCTCGTGCCGACGTCGAACGTCCGTAAGATGCGATGGACATGGGCGGCGGACATTCAACCGGGCAATTTCACGCGAAGTGAGTTTGCAGTAGTGGTCAGCAACTGGACGGTTACCGGAACGAAACTGCAATACCAGGTGGCAGGACCGGGCAGCTGGCGGATCGAAGACAGCGCGCCTGAAGTGCAATATCAAGGCACGTGGACAGAGGCGCGGGGCAACTACTCGGGAGGTTCCATTCGTTGGACGACAAGTCCGGGCGCTCAGGTGCAGTGCAGCTATTTGGCCACAATTGCACACACACTCTATCTTGGGACGCGCCGGGCGGATGCGTGCGGACAGATTTCGGTGCAAATAGACAGCAATGCACCAGTGGCAATCAACCTTCAATTGTCTGGCGAAGATGAGTTAGTCCGGATCCCAATCGCACAAACGCCAAATTCCGGAACTCACACGGTCGCTATCACTTATACAGGGCCACCGGAATCGTGTTTCTACTTCGACTTTCTTCAAATCGCGGTGCCATCGCCGGATCTGCCCACTTTCGATCCCCAACACAAGCTCGCGATGGCCACGGACTGGGATACGGCACACAGCCTGGCTCTGGCTCCAGAGCGGACGGCCTGGCTGATTTACTCACTTGGTTTTCGCGGCCGAGCCAATCATTACGCAGGCGCACTCTGGTTTTATGAACTTGTACAGCCCGACAGGTATACGGGACAGCCACAATCACGTTTTCTGGGCAGCCCACATTCAGCCAATACACAACGATCACACTTGGGACAGGGCCTCAAGCCGCGATTATCCAGCATCAAACCCTGATCGGCGACACAGCCACGAGTATCGCCATATGCTTTTCCCTGCTCATTAACGCGGGTTCGACAGGCGTATGGGCCGAGGCTACCGACGCCAACCTCGTTATTACTGCCCGAGCGATGGGAAGCCAGGGAAATGGGCTTGCGGTTTCGGTAACTACGAACGATACCCAGTTCACGGCCCAGACCAGCGGACCTGCTCTAGCGGGCGGCGTGGACGGGGCGGCCGAAGGGCCCCATCACGCGATCTGGCGAACTGACGTGCAGGCGATGCCCCGACTTAATCGAGCGGCACGGGATTGGAATCGCAGCTTTCTTTCAGCGCTTAAGGGCTACGGTATTGATGCCGCCGTGTCATTCAGCATGGAGTTGCAAAACGGGGACGATAGCCACACTGCCGGCCTGGCACAGCGGTATCCCGACGGGTCCGCAGTGTGGCTCAATACGCCCTCGATGCAGACCAATTTCGGGCCGGTGAGTATCGCATTCTGGGAGCACGTTTATCTGGATATGGCAAGTCTGATGGCGGAAGCAGGGCTGGCTCCTTACCTTCAATTCGGTGAAGTGCAATGGTGGTACTTCGCAACCGTTTGGAACGGAAACGCCTGGCAAGCAAGTTCGGGAATGCCATTCTACGACGATTACACAAAGACCACCTTCCTGACCACTTATGGCCGGCCGCTTGGCCTCATTACAAGCCAAGATGCACCGCCCGCCAGCTTTCCCCAGGAATGTGCATTCCTGCCAACTCTAATCGGCCAATTTACTGATTCAATCATTAACTTCGTCCGGCAGACGCAACCGAATACTCGATTTGAAGTGCTCTATCCGCCAGATGTAAACGACACGGCTCTAAACCAGTTGATCAATCTGCCGAAGGAGTCTTGGACCCCAGCCAAGCTGAATTGTCTAAAGACCGAGAACTTCACTTATACCGGTGACCGTGACCTGGATAAAGTGCGAACGTCGATCGAACTCCCATCATCACTTGGATTTACCAGCTCACAGGCGAGCCACCTCGTAGGGATTGGCGACTACACGACACCGTGGGCAAGAGAACAGAATTTGAGCATGGGCGAGGGCCTGGAATCAGTAGTGCTATTCGCGCTCGACCAGTTCTGCCTGATCGGATACGGGTTGCCGCTGGGGAATGGCGCCGCGCGGGCAACATATATGGGTGGGTAA